AGATGGGCAGCGGTGGTGATCGGGACTTGCACGAACTACTACAGCCGCAGATCAACTGGCGCGAAGCACTGCGTGAGTTTGTGACATCCACTTGTGCAGGTAGCGACTACTCTACGTACAGCAGACCCAACCGTCGGTACTTGTCGTCAGGTATGTACATGCCAAGCGGTATCAGTGAGCAAGTCGGGGAACTGGTGGTTGCGATCGACACGTCGGGATCAATCGGACAACGCGAACTGTCTGCGTTTCTAACCGAGGTCAAAGAGATATGTGATACGGTTAAGCCTGATGGCGTACGTCTTTTGTACTGGGACACCCGTGTATGTCGTGACGAGAAGTATGACACACATGAACTCGACGACATCGTATCGTCAACTAAACCCGAAGGTGGCGGCGGCACAGATGTAGAGTGCGTTACCGATTACATCCGTGACAACAACATCAACGCGCAAGCGGCTATCGTTCTGACAGACGGACACCTCTACGGTGGCTGGGGTCAGTGGGGCATGCCTGTGTTGTGGTGCATCATGGACAACCTGAGTGCCAAGCCCGACGTGGGTGTGGCTGTCAACATCAAATCAAGGGATATGTGAGATGGGTTATAGGAGTGACGTGTATATAGGAGTGGCGTTTGAGAACGAGGCCGACTTGAAGGAAGTACTTGCCGTGTATGCCATCGACCCACGGGTGCAGAAGCTAAACCTACTGAAAGAGTGGGACGTTATGGAGGACAACATTCTGCTCTGCGTAATCGAAGGTACGAAGTGGTATGCCGGTTACGAAGATGTGCAGGGTATTGAGCACATGCTCAACCTAGCGGATAAGTTTGACGCCGAGCGCGACATGCCCATAGCGTATCGGTTCGTTCGTTTGGGTGAAGACGAAGGCGACACGGAAACCCGTGAAGAACACAACGGGGACGAAGGTCAGCTAATAGAGAAACTATGGGTAGGCATGCAGCTGTCCCGACAAATGGAGGTATCACTATGAGTAAGATAGGTAACTACGTTGTGGGTCTGCAAGAAGCGGCAGCAACTAAGGTCGATTGTCCTGAGTGTAAGGGCGAAGGTGAGTGTGCGTACGACAGGTTTGTGCCTATGGGGTTCAACAATGACTACGGGGACTTCGAGGAATACATCGCCCAGTGTGATAACTGCGAGGGCAGTGGCACGGTAGAAGTTGAGGAGGAATAATCGTGTGGGCCGCATTGCACACCAAACAAAACAGACGTTAAAATTCAGACGCAGCCCACCATAAAAATCTAAACTAGAATACCCAATCCATCAATAGGAGACTAACTAATGGCACTAACATTTTCATCATTCGATACCTTCGACGAGGTAGTGGCTCACTACAACAACACCACACCCCTGCGTGGTAAGGACAATGTAGGTAAAGACATACGCCCTATCGGGGATCGCAAGCGCAAGCACGAACGTATCGCCAAGATCAGCGAAAACTGCTACGCGCTGTCAGATGGCTATCACTTCGGTGACGAACACTTTTACTACTTTAATTACGGCGCTGCAAATTACAAACCCTCACTCGCATATATGGAGCAGTATGCACCTATAGTGTGGCGCAAGAAGCGTGACGGCACAGAAGAAGTCACACTACGTAATGGGTATGGCTTCGGGGCGCATAACTCACGGTATCAATTCCTGTATCGTCATACACCCAAGGGCATGTGGTTCCGCAATCGCAACGGCAAGCACTTCATTGAGGTAGGGATAACGAGGTCTGCTGGTGCCGTAAGCGGAACGGAATACTACCTTGCCAAGGTACGGACCGCGCCGAAAGCTATATACACTGCGATCAAATCTAGGGCGGGGACACAGTTCTGGACGAAGCAAAACGCTGCATGGGTTATGGCACACGACGACAACTCTGCGGTTGTGTTCCGTAAAGACGCACATGGTTCGTGGTTACACGTCTCAGGTACAGGGCAAGACATATCCAACGCCAAAGGCCCAACAGTCAAGAAAGCAGAGAAAGCCAAATACAAAGACGCAATCAAGTCGTTCTTCGAGTGGGGTATGGCCATGTCGCCACTGCTACCACTAGAGGACGACGACTATCGGAGGGCGCGCAGTGCTGACATCGCCAAACACTTCGACAATCGGTATAACTGGTCCAACACACCCCTCGAAAAGATGAAGTCTCGTGCGATCGTGTGCGCCGACGAGCACCCACTGCGGGTATCACTATGGGTAGAGTTCGCGACTTCGCACAGCTGCACTGATAAGGGTTGGAGTTTCGAAGAACGCAGCTTCGCGGTCAAAACCGTCGAGACCAAGGAAGACTTGGCCAGAGTACGTACACTTTACAATAGGTGGATCAACAGGAACCTCGGGTTCGTAACCAAGGGATTGGGGAGTAAGTAATATGACACTGCAAGCAATGCTAGTTAAGGACATCCAAAAGGATGAATGTATATCGGACGTCAACGTCGGCGTTATGGATATGGCGCACGACCTAAAGGAGAAGATGCGCGGTATTGAGTTCGGGCAATTAAACCAAAAGGCTTTGTGGGTGTTTCGACCACAAGACACCTACGCAATGGGCTTCATAGCGTGTGGTGATTATATGGATGGCGGCGATGGTAGAGATAGATACCATGTGTTCTCACCTAACATAACCAACAACACGTACACCTATGGTGACAGAGAGTATATGGCCAGTGCCCTGCACAGAGCCAAGGGTGTTAAGAACGCAGCAAAATATCTACGTCCATGGACCACTAAACAGGTGATGGCACGGGTGCAGCGGGAAATGTACAGTAAGGCCGACGAGGTACAGATTGAGACACGGCACCGAGCAGAGGCATGCGCCCGAGAAGCTAGGGGTAGAAACCTCCTAGAAGTACGTCGGTACACTGCGTTAGAGGCGAACCCCCTGCAGAACGAGCTAAAGCACCTACTGGATAGTGGCTATGAGTTCCTTGACAAGAACCTAGAGCAGAACTTACGTGCGACCTTCACCGCAAACGAGGAATACGAGGAGATCAAGAAGCAAGCGGAGGCACCACTGACGTTCGTTGAGATAATTACCGTAGACGATACTCAACACTTCCGAGGATACACAGACGTGCCATCCACTAGTAGCTTACTGAGCGTACGTGGTTTAGATGAGGACACCGCGTTCAAGTACACACTAGGAGATATACCCGAGCAGCTTATGGGTCCGATCTCTGTGTTGTCTATGGTCGGCGTAGGTCAGTATGTGGCAGGTGTCGGGTATCGGGCTGGCGAGAATATGTTTTATGTGAAGTGCGAGTAGCATAACGTGGGTAAACCAGACTATAAAACATACCGTGTGACGGTACATCCTACTACGGGGCGGGTAGAAATAATGTGTTTCGACCTCGGAAGTATTGACGCGTCAGGTACAGGCCTATACAGTAACATAAACGAGACGCCATCTTGGATTCAAGAACGTATCGCTGTTCTAATGATGACCGATCCTACTCCGCCAACAGAAGAAGTTGATGATGTGGGACGTAGAATAGATAAATCAACTTACTGGGTCTACCAAGATTAGGTAGTGCCTCACTACCTTGGGGGGCTACGGTCCCCCACCCAGATCACAGAAACCAGTTACTACGGTATGGAGAAACCAATGGCTACAACACCGGAAGCTAAAGTCAAAAAAGTAGTGGTCAACTACCTAAAGAAGATGGGGGCGTACTACTTTTACCCTGTCACTGGAGGGTTCGGTCGCAGCGGCGTACCTGACATCGTTGCCTGCTACAAAGGATTGTTCTTCGGTATCGAATGTAAAGCGGGGAAGGGTAAGACCACCGCACTACAGCAGAAGAACCTAGAAGACATCAGGACTGCAGGAGGTTTTGATTGGGTCGTGAATGAAGAAAACATGCACGACACTGAAGAAGTGCTCACAGCGTGGGTAAACGTATAAACACAACCAAATCCAAAGGATTATTATTATGACTACTAACAATATGATTACTGAAACAGTGTACATCGAAACACAGTTAGAAACTCTCACAACCTTCGGCATCCGTGTAGCCACTGGTGAACAAGTATTCATCAACGCAAAGGTTGCGCGCAAATATGGTATCGAAGAAGACCAGACGCGAGAACTAACAATGCTTCCTAACTTCGGTAGCTCCCATGAGGACACGCCGTGGAAAGCTGTTGGGGTATCTATAGCCGATGCTAGTGCATCACAGCCCCGCACCGCCGAAGCACCGACACCTCGTGTTGAAGTGGCCAAACTCGAAGACCGTATCGTGGATTACTTCGACATTGAGGCTAATCAGTTCCCGCAAACTGCACCCGCATTAGCCGAAGCGTTGGGCGAAGAAGACTTGTATATGCAGCAAACATTGAGCCGCATGCACATGACGGGTGAGATTTCTAAGGCACAAGTGTGGGCCAGAGGAACCCAAGAGAAGGCGTCTTTTGTATTGTGGGCACCCGAAACCTCATGGTTCTCGCTATAATGGGTGAGGGCAAACTGACCCCCGCCCTCGAAGCAGAACTACGGTTCCTACGGAAGCAGGTAGATTTCTGGCAGCAACAGTACCTCTCTGTAGATTCGTCACCCTCGGCCAACCAGCGTTACCACTACGCCAAGGATGACCTAACAAAGTTTGTGAGCAATCGCCGCAAAGAAGGATGTAAAATATGACCAACGTATTCACTGAAAAAGAAACACAGGTGTGGGAGTACCTTGTACGGAACCGCAAAGCTACCGCAGAGGAAGTGGCTGAGAAGCTAGGGCTAGACCGTGCGTTTATCCTGCAGATGTTCAGCAGAATATCATCTAAAAACTGGCGAGAAGACGTACCTGCAAACTCGAAGCAGGTGGGCGGCTCTCACTACAAGGACATGGCNNTGATATTCTGGCATTTACTTGTGTTGACGTACACGTTCGAGGGCGACACTTACGTTTCCCAGATAGCGTTTCGGGATCAGGCATCATGTGCCAATGCGATGGATGAGATTTACCCGACGATTTTGGCTGAGTACAGCGATTCGATGGCCCAGTGCACTAAGACAGACACGGCATCTGGCTGGACAATACGTCCCAAGGCTAGGCCAAAGACATGAGCAGCGTAGCAGTTCTTGAACAGGAGAACGCACGACTACGGGCTAAGATAGCCAAGCAGCGCACAGAAGTTGCTCGTCTGACCATGAAACTAGAAGCAGTTACCAAAGATAAAATGGGTCTACTCAAAGACCTAAAATGGATGCGAGGAGAATAGTAATGACAGATTCAACATGGGATACACGGAACAGACATAAGTTCGCAGGAGTACCTGTATTATCATCCAAAGGCCGACGCCTATCGTTGCAAAGCCTAGAGATAATACAGCGGTACCGTGATGGTCAGCGCCCGATAGAGATAACGCAAGAGATGGGACTGCCATACCAAAACGTAATCGGTGTAGTCCACAGGGCGTTGAAGCGTGGCGACGTGGTCGATGCACGTAAAGTGTACACCAACGAAGAACGCATGACGCTCATAATGAACAACCCTGCGTTCAAGATTGGTAGCCTAACCAAACACATTGCGCGTGGTATGACTGAGGAGGTGTACTTCGCGATAGTTAAACGCATGACAGCTGGAGGGTTCAAAAGTTTTTCAGAGTACATGGTCGAAGCCGCAGTAGACGCGCACTACGCGGAAGAGGATGCAAAGTAATGGACATATATACACTCGACTTCGAGACTTACTACGATCAGGAGTTCTCTCTGAGTAAGATGACGACAGAGGCGTACGTACGTGATCCACGCTTCGAAGTTATCGGACTTGCCATTAAGAAGAACGACAAGTCTACGAAGTACATGAACGACCCTGACCAGATCAAGGCAGTGCTGGAACGCATAGACTTCTCTAATGCAGGTATCGTTGCTCAGAACACAATGTTCGACGGGGCTATCCTAAGCTGGCGTTACAACGTCAAGCCGAAAGTGTGGTTCGATACGATGTGCATGGGTAGAGCTTTGCACGGGGTTGACCAACCGGCGTCGCTCAGAGCGTTGTCGGAACGCTACGGTATCGGCGAGAAAGGGTTCGAGGTACTTGCAGCCAAAGGTAAACGCCCCGCCGATTTCACTGCAGAAGAAGCGAAGAAATACGGTGAGTACTGCATCCAAGATGTTGAGTTAACTTACCAGCTGTTCAAGATCATGGGGGCTAAGTTCCCACGCCAAGAGTTAAAGTTAATCCACGCAACATTAAGCATGTTTATTCACCCAGTGCTGGACCTAGACATTGGTATGTTGGAGCAGCACCTAGAAGAGACACGGGACCGCAAGGATAAACTGCTAGTGGAGGCAGGGGTGGAGGACAAGAAAGACCTCATGTCGAACCCTAAGTTCGCTGGCATGTTGTTAGAACTAGACGTGATACCGCCTATGAAGATCAGCCCTACAACTGGCAAAGAGACGTTTGCGTTTGCCAAGAACGATGAAGAGTTCAAGGCTTTGCTGGAGCATGAGGACGATAGAGTGCAAACCTTGGTGGCGGCACGTATGGGTAACAAGTCTACCCTAGAGGAAACACGTACGGAGAGGTTCATAGGTATAGCTAAACGTGGGTTACTCCCGGGGCCGATCAAGTACTACGCAGCGCACACTGGTCGGTGGGGCGGGATGGATAAGATCAACCTGCAAAATCTACCTAGTCGTGGGCCGAATGGTAAGAAGCTAAAGAAGTCCATCGTCGCTCCCGAGGGGCACACCATTGTCGAAGCCGATTCCTCTCAAATTGAGGCGCGGGTACTCGCGTGGTTCGCAGGGCAGAATGATCTCGTAGATCAGTTCGCCAGAGGTGAGGATGTCTACAAGTATATGGCGTCTAGTATCTACAACGTGGCTGTAGAAGACGTGACCAAGGATCAGCGGTTCGTCGGTAAGACTACCATTCTGGGTGCAGGTTACGGCATGGGGGCTGAGAAGTTCGGTCTGCAGTTGAAGTCGTTCGGGTTCGAAGTATCCGAGGAAGAGGCGAAGCGGATTATCTCTATCTACCGTGAGGCTAACTTCAAGATTAGCCAAGTCTGGAGAGATGCTAACAACATGGTGAAGAACCTCGCCAAAAATCGGGCCATGTCGTTCGGCAAGAAGGGCGTCATCACAGTCGATGCCGAGAACCAAGCCCTCATCGTGCCGAGTGGGCTGCGCATTTACTACCCCGAATTGTACGCAGAGAAGTCTGAGAATGGTGTGGAATACACCTACAAAACCAGACGTATGCGGTCCCGTATTTACGGCGGCAAGGTTATAGAGAACGTGTGCCAAGCGATAGCCCGTTGCATCATAGGTGAACAAATGCTACGTATAGGTAAGAAATACCAAGTAGCGTTGACAGTACACGATAGTATTCTATGCTGTGTGCCCGACGCCGACGTGCCCGAAGCGCGAGCGTTTGTAGAAGAGAGCATGCGCTGGACGCCTGACTGGGCCGAGGGTCTACCCGTAGACTGCGAGAGTGGTTTCGGCAAATCATATGGAGACTGTGAATGAGTAACTTGCCGACGGATTTTGAACTATTCAAGTCGACGACCCCCGAGGAACAGGATCAGTATTTAGGTATGCTGCGCGACGTAGAAGCTTTAGGACCGAAGCCAACACGCGAGGGGCTTCTACTAGCACTACTACCTCACTTAGAGCGGTTGTTTGGGGACGACTACGACGAATATAAGGAGGAGCATGAAGCCACATACGACGCAGCGCTAGTGGCCGCACACAAAAAATTAGGGGGAGGCAAATGAGTTTATCTAGCGAAGAAATATGGACAGTTTGCAGTATGCGTATGCGTGGGTGTACTTGGAAAGAGGTAAGGGAAGCTATCCCCAATAAAAATATCTACCAAAAGTTTAAGCGGTTGGAGCACATTGTGAGCCACATAAGTAATCATGGTAAGGTGTGTAATGAGTGTGGGCACACCTACAACTCAATAACCTCCTATCGACGACATACCGATAAATACGAAGATGAAGCTATGGAGAATGTGAATGAGTAAAGCAGCACCGTGGTCGTTTAGTCGGATCAAAGCCTTCGAACAGTGCCCCAAGCAGTTCTACCATGAGAAGGTACTCAAGCAGTACCCTTTCAAAGAGACCGACGCTATGCGCTACGGTACTGATTTTCACAAGGCGTGTGAGGATTACATAGGTGAAGGTACTCCTATCCCTGCCAAGTTCGACTTCATCAAGCCGACACTGGATTCCCTTAACAACAAGAAGGGTGAGAAGATTGTCGAGCAGAAGCTGGGCCTGACCGCTGACCTAGAGCCGTGCAGTTTCTTTGCTAAAGACGTGTGGTTCCGTGGCATTGTTGATCTTGCGATCATAGACAAACAAACTGGGGTGGGTTGGATCATTGACTACAAGACAGGCAAGTCGGCTAAGTACGCTGACAAAGGCCAGCTTGAGTTGATGGCGCTGGCTATCTTCAAGCACTACCCCGAAGTCACCAAGCTACATGCAGGGTTGTTGTTCGTCATCGCGAAGAGCCTAGTCAAGGCCGAGTATGAGTTTGACGCACAGCAACTTCTATGGAGCAAATGGTTGGCTAACTATGCTAAGATGGAGAAAGCATTCGAGGTAGATGTCTGGAACCCCAAACCCTCTGGTTTGTGCAAACGATGGTGCCAAGTAACCGAGTGCCACCACAACGGAGCAAATTGATATGCCATATGTAAATAAACCTCGCCCATACAAGAAAGAGTATGAGCAACAGAAAGCACGGGGCGAACATGCGTCTCGTATGGAACGCCAACGTGCACGTCGCGCAATGGACAAGGCCAGTAAAGATGGCAACAAGAACGGTGTAGCCGATAAGCGCGAAGGTAAAGACGTCGCGCACAAGAAGGCACTTAGTAAAGGCGGCAGCAACAAGGACGGAGTAACCGTTCAGAGCCGTAACAAGAATCGCGCAGCTGGCGGCGCTATGAGCAGCCCAAAGAAAAAACGGTAGTGAAACACTACCACGGAGAACAGTATGGAAATTTTGCAGGATAAAGCAATAATGCTTAGGGTGCGTAATCCTAAGCAGCTTACAACGATCATCCCGAACAGCAAGGAAATATCTGACAACAGGGTTGTAGTTAAGTGGGGCATAGACGAAGTCCACGCGCTTAAAAATCTAAACATAGACGCGCCCTCACCCATTACGAAACAGTACAGCTGGCCCGGCCAGTACACGCCGTTCGACCACCAGAAAGAGACCGCGTCGTTCTTTACGCTGCACAAGAAGTCCTTCTGCTTCAACGAACAAGGCACGGGTAAAACTGCGTCGGCTATCTGGGCAGCGGACTACCTACTGTCAATCGGTAAGATTAAACGTGTGCTGGTTATATGCCCCCTGTCAATTATGGACAGTGCATGGCGTAACGACTTGTTCTCCTTTGCTATGCACCGCACAGTCGATGTGGCCCACGGCAACAAAGAGAAGCGTAAGAAGATCATCAACAGTGGCGCGGAGTTCGTTGTCATTAACTACGATGGCGTCGAGGTAGTAAAAGAGGAGATAGCTGCAGGTGGTTTCGATCTGTTTATCATCGACGAGGCTACCCACTATAAGAACGCGCAGTCCAAACGCTGGAAGACGTTGAGCAAGATCGTCAAGGACGACGACTGGATGTGGATGATGACCGGTACACCCGCTGCACAAAGCCCTGTCGATGCTTATGGCTTGGCTAAGTTAGTGAACCCCCTGTCCGTGCCGAGGTTCTTCGGGGCGTGGAGAGATATGGTGATGCACAAGCTAACGCAGTTCACCTACAAGCCGAAAGAGACGGCCAAGGATACTGTGTTCCGAGCGTTACAACCTGCTGTCAGGTTTACGAAAGAAGAATGTCTGGACCTACCGGACATAATCTACACCAAACGCTTCGTCGAAATGACCCCACAGCAGAAGAAGTACTACGATACACTGAAGAAGCAGATGCTCATGCAGGTGGCTGGGGAAGCTGTGACTTCCGCGAACGCCGCGATCAACATGAACAAGCTACTGCAGATCAGCGCCGGTGCAGTTTATACCGACGAGGGGGACTCGGTAGAGTTCGACATCAAGAGCCGATACCAAGCGTTGAAGGAAACTATCGACGAGAGCAGCCAGAAAGTTCTGGTGTTCGTACCGTTCCGCCACACCATCGACATGGTAACGGCTAGGCTTCGTAAAGATGGCATCACGTCGGAGGTCATACGAGGGGACGTACCTGCGTCTAAGCGAACGGAGATATTCGATGCGTTCCAAAGCAAGCCCGACCCGAAAGTATTAGTGATCCAACCGCAGTCTGCTGCGCATGGTGTAACGCTCACTGCAGCCAACACGATTGTGTGGTGGGGTCCGACCTCTTCTCTGGAGACGTACTTGCAAGCTAACGCACGTATCCACCGTGCTGGGCAGGTGCATAAATGTACTGTGATCCAACTCGCGGGTTCCCCCGCAGAAAAACGTATTTACCGCATGCTGGACGATCGTATCAACATACACTCAGCTATGATAGATTTATACAAAGAAATACTTGACTAACCACCATATGATACTGTACAACAGTTCTACAACGATAAAACGGAGAACAATATGACTGTGTCAGTAGATAAGTTGGTCAATGCGTACGCTAAGATACGCGACAAACGCTCGGAGCTAACCTCCAAATATAAAGAGGAAGAAGGTGCGCTCCGCGAGAAGCAGGACAAAGTCAAGTTGGCTTTGTTATCATACTGCAAAGAACACGAGGTAGACAGTGTGCGTACCGCATCGGGCCTGTTCTACCGCACCGTAAAGCAGCGCTACTGGACGAGCGACTGGGAATCCATGCACAAGTTTATCATGGAACATGATCTCCCTGAGTTCTTCGAGAAGCGTTTAAATCAAACCCACGTACGACAGTTCCTTGAAGAAAACCCTGACCAAGTACCGGCAGGCCTCAATGTGGACTCGGAGTACACCATCTCTGTGAGGAAAAAATGAGCGATATCGAAACGCCGTACATGAACATCAATAAGGTAGCAGACTACTTCAAAGTGTCTGTATCTACCATTCGTAAATGGGTGCACTCTGGGCAGATTCCTGCGGACACCTATATCAACATCGGCGAAGTTTACCGGTTTCGGCTGGACGATGTTGAAGCAGCCTTGACTGCTGCATCAAAAGAGGCGCAAGTTAGTGCCTCCATAACAACAATAAACGACGGAGAATAGTATGTCAGATATAACATTATTTGGTGAGGGTAATTCCCTNNGGTGTTTACAGCGCCGAGAACCCTACACCCCCATCCTGCTGGTCTGTTGATACGCAAACTCCTGCAAAAGAAGTACCTGCAGAAACACGTCAAGCGGTTCGTTGCATGGACTGCCCACAGAACATCAAAGGTTCTGGTCAAGGCGAGAGCCGCGCATGTCGCTTCAATCAGCGCATCGCAGTTATGTTAGAGGGTAAGCTCGACACTGTTTACCAACTGCAGCTACCAGCTACGTCAATCTTCGGCGAAGCCAAGGATGGCAAAATGGGTATGCAAGCGTATGCCAAGTATCTAAGAGCGCACAAGACGCCATCTATTGCAGTGGTAACGCAAGTGTACTTTGACGAAAACAGTGACACACCAAAGCTGTTCTTCAAACCAACTCGTCCGTTGACTGAGGAAGAACTACAGCAGGCTGTGGCAATGAAAGATAGCGATGACGCTATCAAAGCAATTACGTTGACTGTGTCCCAAACCGA